TCACTCATTGATCGTAATCCTCCTGAAAGGTCCGGGCCCGAAACGGTCAGACACCTGAGCCACTGCAATTTCGTAAATTCCGGTAACGCCATCGGCGGTTTTGGCAGCATCGCTATAGGTAAAACCTGGCGTGGTAACGGTTTCTTCGCGCATCACAGAGCCTCCCTGCAAGATACGCACCTGGTAGCTCTCTGCATCCTCGCCAAGCGGCACCTCAACCGATTGCCAGCTATCGCCATCAACCCGCGTGCGCCTGATCCAGCTTAGGCTGGTTTCGCCAGCCGCCCCGTCTCGTAGCGCCCGCAGATGCACCGGCGCATAGGGGCGCAAACCAACGCCGTCAAACGCCGCAACCACATGGGTGTAGGATGCATCATCGAGACTGCGCTGTGCCGGGCCGATCCGATAATGCCGCGCAAGACCGCGCGCGGATTGGGCCAGGTCAATCTGTTCGGCAGCGCCATTCAGAAGCACGACCAGACTATCCTGCGGCCAGACATCGGGCATGATCCCGTCGGTTCCCGCCTGCCCGCGCAGCAGATGTGACAGATCATAGGTGCGCTCTGCCACAAGGTCGGCATTGATGAACTGAAACACTTCCCAATCGCCGGAAACGCCCGTGCCAATCGCCATCGCGTTTGCGCCGTTCAGCACATCTGCAAAACTGGCAGAGGATAAATCCCCCGACACCAGTCTGACCCGCAACGCGCTGCTGCGATCAATCAGGCCAGCCTTTGCAGCGGCCAGCGGCGTCACCGTATGGCCGATTACAGAAGCCGCCGTCAGAAGCTTGTTCACCTCATAGCCGTCATCCTCAGCCGAGCTGTAGATCGCCACAGTGCCCGGCCAGGGCCGTGCCGTCGCGGCAATATGAGGAGCGTGAGGCACTTCTTCCCCGCTAAGCAACGGCAGATCCAGAAACACCGGATCAACCGGCGACGGCGCAACAAAAGGCGTTGTTCTGACAGAATTCTCTGCCGCATCGCTCGGCGTGTATGTTTCGTGCTCAATGCGCACTGCTTCCAGCAACTGCATCTCGGATTGTTCAACCCTGTCAATGCGATAGCGCCCCGGCCCGCTGATGTCTGGCAAAGTCACAACATCACCGGCGCGCACTGCCAGCTTGCTTAGCGGCAGCGCGAACTGCGCCGTATCGCGGGCCACCCGCGACTCTGCCAGCCAGCGTTCGACAATCCCACGCGCTTCACGCTGAGTGAGAACCAAAGGCAGGTCAGATTGCGCCACGGATTTCGTCGCCTCATCCGGGAAAATCGCTTCTTCCCCCCGCGCGGCAAACTCTGCGTCGGATTCAATAAAACTCAACCGCAAGCGCCCGGCCAGCTCCGCCTCTGGTGCGCGCGACAGGGTCAGATCACTATCGGCATCGCGCGATACCGCAAGGCGTTCGGTGTCGATCTCAAAATCCGACTTGCCGGACCGGGTGCGAAACACCAGCACGCCATCGCGTTCAATCGCGTCAAACCCATAGGCCAGCATCAAGGGCTGAAGCCGCGCCCGCCCGGTGTCGGAATTCGCCGCCGAATAGCCGCGCACCACGCCGTAAAGCCCTGATACATCAATATCCGTTACCCCGGATTGATGGCAAATCTCGGCAACGACACCGGCCAGTGACCGTGACGAGGCACGCCCGTTCAGCCAATGGCCATGCAGATAATTGTCACCATCGCTCCAAAGCGCCTGATTGCCGGGGAACGCCGGATAGGGCCGCGCGTCCCAGGCCCAGACATGTGCCTTGGTCATATCAACCATTGCGCCCACATAAACATCAGACGCCGGATTATGCGCCGCATCGGCCCAATAGGTCGCCATCGCGCGCAGATACTGCGCCTGAACGAAATCATCGCGCCGCCCGTTGGAATAATACGGCAAGCTGGATTCCGATGACTTGGGATCAAGGAATTTGTTCGGCTGATTGGTGGCCTTGTCTACAGCCGCACAGCCCAACTCGGTGAACCAGATCGGCTTGGAGCGCGGTTGCCAATCGGTGGCCGTCACGCTGCGCACACCGCCGATGCGGTTGTGATGCAGCTGAGACCACCAGTTCTTCAGATCCTTGTAGCGAAACACCCAAGGTTCACTATGCGCACCATCTGTGATCGGCGTCCTCTGTTGCAGGTCACGGGCCGCGTCAGACGCGTAATACCAATCGAATCCCTCGCCACCGGCAATATTTCCGCGCAGATAATCCAGATTATAGATTGCCCCCCAATCCGCATCCAGATGATCCTCGCCACCGCGCCAGTCAGACAGCGGCATGTAGTTGTCGATGCCGACAAAATCGATATCAGGATCAGCCCAAAGCGGATCAAGATGAAACAGCACATCGCCTGTCCCATCCTGCGGATGATAGCCAAAATATTCCGACCAATCAGCGGCATACCCAATCTTCGTCCCGGCCCCGAGGATCGCGCGCACATCGCTTGCCAGTGCGCGCAGCGCCTCGACCGCAGGAAAGCTTCCGCCCGCCCTGCGAATCTGCGTCAGCCCACGCATCTCAGACCCGATGCAAAACGCATCGACCCCGCCAGCCTTGGCGCACAGATACGCATAATGCAGGATGAAGCGACGAAACGACCATTCCGCTGGCCCGGCATAGTCAACGCTATCGGCACTCACCGTGAAATCCGCAACAGCAGCTGCACCAAAGAAGGCCGCCACTTCAGCCTCTGCCGCAGCGCTCTGATCGGTGCTGCCAGAGATTCCGGGGGCCTTCACCGTCGTAATGCGCCCACGCCAGGGCAACACAGGCTGGTCTGTCGCCGCTGAATACGGGTCATCCAGCCCATTTCCATCCAATTGATCCATAAGGATAAATGGATAGAACGTAACCTCTTGCCCGGCCTCTTTCAGCGCGACAATCGCCTCGACCACCGATTGATCCGTCGGGGTACCGCCATAGATCGCGCGGCCCTCAACCTTGACGATCTCCTCTGCACCATCCCGATCCACGCCAGAGACAACCCAAGGCATTTCGCTGCCATCTTCCAGCTTGTGTTCAACCTTCGGCATTAGCGAACACAGCCCGCAGCGCAGGTCATCGCCAAACCAGCTGACAATCAAGGACGTGGCGGCGCAATTGGGCAGTTCTGCGCGCAGCCCGTCAAGTGACGTCAAAAGGTCGGTCTTGCCACTGGCAGAATTCAGGTTGGCGGCGCGGTTTTCACCAAAGCCACCGCGATAATAGACCGGGCTGCTGGCCAAAGCGTATTCGCCCGTGCCCGGCATCAGCGCAACCGCTTGAACAGCCTCGGAAACATCAGGGTCGACCGGCAGCTCCATCGGTGTCGGGCGAATGACTTCAAAGCTCAACTGAGGAATGCGGTTGCCAAAAGGTGTCAGGTCCAGATCTTCCAGCACCACATAGGCGAGACCGCGATAGGCAGGCGCATTGCCGACGCCTTCCACAGCCTCGATCTTGGGATCAGGCAGCTGATCCTGCGCCCCGGAATAGACCCGCATCGTCAATTGACTGCCCTCGATCAACTGACCGTCGGCCCAGATCCGGCCAACGCCAGAAATATCGCCTTCGCATAGCGCAATCGCGACGCTGATCGAATAGCTGTATTCCTTTGTCGTGGTAGAGGGCCGCGCTGGCGCGCCTTTGCCACCGCCAGGTTTTGACGTCTTTACATGTTCCTTGAACCGCGTCGCCCAGATCACCTGACCCGGCACGCGCATGCGGGCATAAATCTGCCCGATCGCCGACCCTTCGCTGGCCCCCGTCAGACGAAAGCGGTCAACCTTGCCGGTCTCAACCGTTTCCGATCCCTGCCCCATGATCTTCTGGTCAATCACCCGGCCAATCGTTGCGCCAATTGCACGGCCAAGCACACCTGTGGTCAACCCCAGGATTGAGCCATTCAGCGCGTTTCCGGCCGCCAGGCCAGCCGCCGATAGAACTATCGTCGCCATCTGTTACCCCTTTTCCGGAAACGTAAATTTCGCCACGATGCGTCTGCGCCAGGGCGCGGAAAGCGGGCTTTCGATCACCCCATGCCCGGTATAGCCATGGATGAATGTGGCACTGGTGCCGATTGCACTGGAAATCCCCAGATGCTTGGCAACCCCTTGATCGCGCATGCGAAATAACAGCACCTGTCCGGAAACATCCGAGGCCAGAGGCGCTTTGATCAAATGCCGCTGCGCCGCCGCCCAAAGCCGTTCCTGACGCGATGCCTCGCTCCAATCCGCTGTGTAGGCAGGCGGAATTTCAGGCTCTGCCCCATAGATCTCACGCCAGAGTCCGCGCAGCAATCCAAGGCAGTCACACCCGGCGCCTCTGGCAGAAGCCTGATGCACGTAAGGGGTGCCAAGCCACGCCCGCGCATGGCTCAGAACCGCGTCATTGATCCCGCTCATTCGAACAGGCTTCCACCGTCAAGCGGCTGACCCTCAGAGGGATAGCTCATCAGCCAATCCTCACCCGGAATATGCGGAAACCCTTGAAAGTTAATAAAATTATCGAACTTCAGCTTGCAGGTGTCACAGCGCTTGTCACACCCCGCTTCGATGCGAATTGTATCACCAGTCGCGATGTCAGACCCCAGCGTTTCCCAAAGCTCTATCACCCGGCCAGCCCCGGTAAGACGGTCATTCTTGACCAGCCCGACAAGCCCAGCGGCAGCACCGGAGTCGACGCGAAACCGACCACCCTCAAACCAGCGATCCGCAAAGATATCCAAGGCAGCAAAACGGAATATCCGGCGATCTTCCACCTCTTCCGCGGCACCTTCATACACATAGCCCACAGCGTTCAGATCAAACTTGCATCCGCCATCGCCCAGGACAGCAGAACAGGGCGATTGATAAACGCGTCCTACGGCCTGGTTCAGCTGTTCCGTCAATCCGCGCAGTTCGGCCTGAAACGCCCCATTGGCGCGCTTGATCTCTCCAAGCGTTCCGCGAAATTGCAACACCCGTTGCGACACGTCCTGCCAGTTGACCAGCCAGGCGCGCACCTCTGCGCCATCAAAGCGCCCGGCCTGAATATCTTCGTCGCGCAATGCCGCATCGGTCAGAACACCAACCGCTTCGGTATTGTCCACCGACAGGCCGGTGCCTTGCTGAATCGCGGATGCGGACAGGCCTGACTCTGCGGTAAAGACCAGTCCGTCAAATTCCAGCGCGCAGTCATGATCGGTGAAACCATAGCTTTCCCCATCCCGGCGCGTCACAGCCCAGGCGCGGCACAACGAGGTCGCACCCGATTGAAGATGTGCCTCTAATTCTGGTGAAATCGCCATCAGACACGCACCTCGACAATCGGAACATTTGGAACATCGCCCGCCTGAAAAGAGGCCACAGAGGTTTGAATACGATCGGTGTCAAACCGCACAGGCACGTCAAATTCAAAGCCTGCGCTCACCTCTGCCCCGACATCCGGGGCGGTGAAAAAGCTGATCAGACCAGTGGCATGGTCGATTGTATAGTCAGTCGTTTCAGTCTGAATTTGCTGTTGGACACCAACCAGCACAGTTCCCACAACAGGCTTTGTGATCGGGCGCGTGTAGCTTTGCGAACCAGAGGTATAGGTCTTGCAGATCTGGAAATCAGTGGTGACCCCATCCCCCAGACCGATCACCTGATCGTCGCAATCCACCTCTTTTGAAGCAACGCAGGACTTGTAATCAGACCAGTCTTTCCAGCGAAACCCGTTGAGCTGGCCCTGCCGCGCCTCGAAAAACGCGATCAGCAATTCGACGTCATCAAGCGAGCGCATCGAGATGCCAGCATCATAGCGCCGCCGCGCGTGTTTCCAAGGAGAGTTGCGTTCCTCAAACCCATTGGCCAGCGTCACAATTTCGGTACGCCGTTCAGGGCCGCCGACAGAGCCAAAGCTTAGTGTTGCCGGAAAGCGAATGTCGTGAAATCCCATTGTCTGCTCCTCAGCGATTACGTTGGCCACGGGCAAGCGCGCGGCCCATCTGCGCCGCGATCTGGCTTTGCGAACGGCGGAAACCTTCGGCGTCGGGCGTGGAAATGTTCATCACCACATTCACCCCACCACCGCCGGCACCGTGCACACCAAGCTTGCCGTCAGCGCCGCGCGCCAATGGCATGATCGCCTCTGGCCCAGCCTCGCCCATCAGGCCAAGCCCACCGCGCATGGGAAAGTTCACCGGCCCGCTGACCACGCCCCCGCGTGCAAAGGGCGTAACTTTGCCCTGACTGAACGCAGCACCATTTTCAAAGGGCAGTACGCCCTGAATAAAATTTTCGACACCGCGCCCGAGGATGCCACCGAAATGGCTGGTCACCGGGCGAATGGCGGCATTATAGGCCGCATCAATCATCGACTGGCGAATGGTGCCAAGCGCATCGGATAGTTTCATTCCGTCAAAGACCAGCCCGTCAAAAGCCTTGCGCAAAGACCGGCTGATACCGCCTGACAGCACCTTGACTTCGCGGCTGGTGTCGCCCACCGTTTCGCGCATCCCGCGCATTTCTCGGTTGAAGATGCCCGCCATATCGGTGGCCCCGCCAAGGCTATCCTTGACAGATTCAACACCGTCGCCGAACTCAATCAGTTCTTCCATCACTCTGTCCTTTTTCGTCATCCGGGTAGGCCGCGGCCAGTTCGGCCAGACGGTCGCGACCAAGCGGCGCATCGCCGCCGCCATCGCGCCCCAGCATCAGCATCAGTTCAACCGGGGTCAGCCGCCAAAATGCATCCGGGTGCAGGCCCAGCCCGCGCATTCCTGCGCGCATCAGGCCGGGCCAGTCGAGCGCGCTCATGCCTCTGCTGCGTCCGGCAGGCTGAAGGCACGGGCCAGCAATTGCCCTGCGACTTTCGCCGCCTCTACCAGCCCGCCCTCAATCTCGGCAGAGATCAGATCCCCGGCTGTGCCGCGCCAGCCGCCGCCGCGCAAACCGGCCACGATCAGCGCCAGCACATCACACGACGACACCTGTCCCGCCTCAAACCGTTCGATCAGATCAATCAGGGTTTGCGATTTCAGCTCTGACTCTAACTCTGCCAGCGCGCCCAGCGTCAGTTTCAACACATGAGGCGTACCATCAATGGTCAGCGACACTTCTCCGGTCCAGGGATTGCTCATTCTTTACAACGCAGTAAAGGTCAAAGCACCGGCGGACGACATGCTAAGCTCATAGGTCGCCTCGCCATTGTGGCTGCCCGCATATTCGATGGATGTCACCTGAAACGGGCCTTCAATCACGCCAAAATCAGGAATGATCACCTGAAATGACGGCATTTCCGCGTCAAAGAAAATCTGGCGCGCGCGCTCGTCCGTGGTTTCATCCTTGAACACACCAGAGCCCGAGATCGAGGCTGATTTCACCCCGGCCCCGCCCAGCAATTCGCGCCAGCCGCCCTGGCTTTCCAGGCTGGTCACATCAATGCTTTCGGCATTGAAGGAAATCCGCGAGGCGCGCAGCCCGGCGATGGTTTCAAACTGGCTGGCTCCGGTCATGTCCAGCTTGATCAACAGGTCTTTGCCGTTTTGGGCACCCATATCGTCACTCCACTTTCAAAGGGAAATTCAGGAATCTTCAAGCCGCGCGCGAAAGCGCAGGTCGATCTGGCGTTGTGCGCCCTTGGCGACGCGATGCGCGCGGGCGCGCATGAAATTCAGGCTGACAAGGCGGCCGCGCGACAGCGGCAGCGCAGCATCAACCAGCGAATCTGAAATCACCGCAGCAACAGATTTCGCGGTCTGGAACCCATCCGCATCGCTGACCACGCTGATCACAAATTCATGCAGCGCGCCGGCACCTGTGGCATCGGATCTGTCCATCGCCTCTTCCGGGCCAAGCAGGACATACAGTCCCGGCATGCTGCCCGAGGGCGCGACATCGAAAATTGCACCGCCAACCAAGGCCTCCAGGCCTGCATCCGTGTCGAGCTTTGTGAACACTGCTTCCTGCAGCGCCGAGGCCATTGCATAGCTCATGATGTGACCTCCTCTTCGCGCGAAGCATGTCAGATAGCGCGCAGAGGCATCGGCCTCTGTCACTGCAAGAACGCGAAACACGCGCTCTGCATCTCGCAACCGCTGACCTGCGACCGGGCGCGACGGCGCCCCAACCGGCGCAGCCCGCACAGTTATTTTGTAAGGCACAGTCGAAATCGAAAGCCCGGCGACTTCAGCCTCGCCACCGGTTCCTGCCTGCACCGACGCCCAGATCACGCCTTGCGACACCCAAGAGGTTTCATACCCACCAGAGTCATCGCGCGTGCGGTAAGGAACCTCCAGCCGCAGTTTGCGGTTCAGTTGCGGCGCTTTCATCGTGCGCCCTCGCCGCCGAACAGACGTACCGTGCGATAGCGATCAATCAGCAGGCTGACACCAAAGGGCATCGGCTGTTCACCGGTCGCAAGCGCAGAGCGGTTTTCATAGTAATGCGCGGCCAGCAGGAACACCGCCTGCCCCAGATCAGGGGCCAGATCGGCCCAGATCGCGCCATAGCCCGCCTCGATACTGATCTCGACAGTTCCATGGGTCGGGATCGCCGGCAGATAGGCGCTTGTCGCGGCCAGACAGGGGTTTTGCCCATCCGGCATCAAACGATAGGCATCAGGCGAAACCACCGTTTCATCGCCGTGACGATTGACAAGCTTCACTTCGCTAATCGCCACCACCGGCGCAATCGGCAAGGATTGCTTGTTCAGCGATCGCCAGCTGGTCAGCGTCCAGCTAAAACCGCGCCGGATCAATACCTTACCGGTACGTGCCTCTATCGCAGCAATGGATGCGCGCAGGTAGCTTTCCAGCACGATATCCTGCACCCCGTCATCGGCAAACCCGGTGCCAAGCCGCAAGTGGTCTTTGAATTCGGTGACCGGCAGCGCCTCTGTAGGCACTGTGGTCTGCTCGATTAACATCATTGATCATCTCCGCTTCATTCAGTCCCCGACAGGGTCTGAATTCCATGATCCAGACCAAATAGTGACGGACGCGCACCCAACGTTGCTCGGACGGAGGGGAGCAGCTAGACAACGCCGCTTTTTGATGATGCGCGCCCATCGACCGGACCTGTTAAGGCCCGGCCATTCGCAAAGATGTTAAACCGCGAATTTCAGGACTTTGATCGCGGAAAAGTCGCTGACGTCACCGCCGACCCGCTTGGACGCGTAGAACATCACATGCGGTTTGGCTGTGAACGGGTCGCGCAGGATGCGCAGATCAGGGCGTTCTGCAATCGTGTAGCCTGCGTTGAAATCGCCAAAGGCAATCGCCAATGCATCGGTTGCAATATCCGGCATAGTCTCGCAGATCAGCACGCCATAGCCCATCAGACGCGAGGGCTCGCCCGCTGCCAGACTGTCTGTCCAAAGGAACCGGCCATCCGCATCCTTCAGCTTGCGCACCTGCCCGACCGTCTTGGAATTCATCACAAAACTGGCATTGGCGCGGTATTCCGAGCCAAGCGAAAAGACAAGATCAACCAGGGCATTCGCCGGATCAATGGCTGCAAAGGCCCCATCCGCGCCGCTGGCAACATGACCAAGCTCGCCCCACACTTCCGTGCCAGCCGTCACTGTCGGATAGGTCAGAAAGCCAACAGGCTTGTCAATGCCATCGCCACTGATGAACGCCTCGGATTCCGCACAGGCAAACTTTTCTGAAATCCGCGAGGCAAGCCAGGTATCCACATCAAACGCCGTGTCATCCAGCAAACGCTGCGAAATCTTCGGCATGGCGCTCAGCTCGTGCAGCGGGATCGTGATCCGTTCCAGATTGGGCGTCGCCGTTTCTGATGCTGACGAGGTTTCTGTCGCCCAGCCTGCGCCGGTTTCCGTCGTATCAATCAACACGTCAAACGAGGCCGCTTCGACATTCACCACATTGGCGATCTGGCGAATGGACGCTGTCGAAATCAGCGCAGAGCGGATCACATCCGATGTCTGCGGATCAACCAGATAGCCACCGTCACCGGCAACAGCTGTCGACATCGCCTTGCCTTCCAGTTCCAGCCCGCGCAGCGCTTCATCGTCACCACTGCGCACATAGGCCTCAAACGCCTTTTGGTGCGGCGCCTCAACCTCGGCTGCGGCGGCAAGGGTCGGGCGGGCCCGGGTCAAAGATTTTCGATCAAGCATCATCAGTCGCTCTTCCTGTTGTTGAAACTTCGTCTTCATCTCGGTCTGGAACGTGCCCAGATCCTGCAAAAGTCCGGCCAGCGCGGTTTTCACCTCTCCAGCCGGGGTTTGGCCGTCAGGCGCACCTGTCCCGGCCCGAGCCTTCATCTCGGTCTTGCTCATCAAACGATCCTGTTTGTCAGAGGTTAAATTTGTTGATTCAGCCCTGAACCAACATCTCGCGGGCACCCTCAATGGCCTCCGCCAGATCACGCAGCAGGTCTTCGTTGGCGTCAGGCGTATCGCCCTTGGCCCCGACCCGTGCGTCAGGAAGCATCGGGAATGTCACGAGTGAGACTTCCCAAAGCTCCAGTTCAGACAAAAGCCGCTGGCCCTTGCCATCCTTTTGGGCGCGCACTGTGCGATAGCCGATCGACAGCCCGTCAATCGCGCCTGCCGCGATCAAGGCAATCGCCTCGCGCCCTTTTTCCACATCCGTCAGAATCCGGCCTTTGACATACAGCCCCTTGCCGTCTTCGCGGACCTCGTCCCAAACCCCGATGGGCTGCGCCGGATCATGCTGCCACAGCATTTTGACATTGCGCCCTGCTGCATGCAGCGCGCCCAGCGATTTGGCATAGGCTCCGGTTTCCACCACATCACCGCCCTGATCGGACTTGCCGAACAATGAGGCGTAGCCCTCAATCACCGATCCATCGGTAACCGTAATCTCCTCGCC